AGGATTGGAATTCGGCGCCCACACTAACAGCCAAAACAATGTGTTTCGTGGTATAATGGAGAGAGTCTACTTTGTAGAGAACTCGCCGGGAGAGTTTTCTCCTCCACCGTTACCGCAAAACAGGGCATTTAGACGTTTGAAAGGTTTCAGGGACCGCGTTTGCGCGAAACTTCCGTTTATCCCCGTGTGGTCTGAGAAGGAATTCTTGGACTGTTATTCCGGGTCGAAACAGAAGCGATACGAAAAAGCGGCAGCTAGCCTGGTGACCAAACCGATCACAGTCAAAGATGCTTACGTTAGCACTTTTGTGAAGTTCGAGAAAACGAATTTCACCGCCAAGGGTGACCCAGCACCAAGGGTCATCCAACCGCGAAATGCGCGTTATTGTTTCAGCCTTGGCTTGTATATAAAACCATTAGAGCATGAGGTGTATCGTGCTATTGACCGCGTCTTCGGGGCGCCTGTAGTAGCCAAAGGAAAGAATGTTGTAGAAAGAGCAGCCATGATCAAACGTTGTTGGGATGATTTCACTGACCCAGTGGCAATCAGTTTCGACTTGAAACGTATGGATCAACACGTAAGTGTGGATGCGCTCGAGTATGAACACGGGTTCTACAAGAAAGCATTTAAGGGAGACAAGACTCTGGAGGAGTACCTTAAGTGGCAACTTGTGAACACGGGTTTTGCCCGCACTAAAGACGGTGGGTGTATTAAGTACACCAACCGTGGTGGTCGGATGTCTGGAGACATGAACACCGCACTCGGTAATGTTATTATCGTTTGCGCGTTAATGTACCAGTACTTCAAGGACATCTTGGTGCGGGCAGGACTAGTCGACGATGGCGATGACAGCGTGGTGGTGGTAGAGAGGAAGGATTTAGCGAAGATCCTATCCACGGCAAAGCCGTGGTTCCTTGAGTTCGGGTTCACTCTGAAGATCGAGGGTGTGCATTATGAGATGGAACATATAGACTTTTGTCAATCGAGACCAGTTTTCGATGGTTCAAGGTGGATTATGTGCCGCAACATTCATACTACACACTGTAAGGACTTAATGTCCCCAAAACGACTCACTTCAGAAGATGAGTGGCGTGCGCAGTGCACAGCTGTCGGGCTGTGCGGTTTGGCACTCGCTGGCAACCTCCCAGTTTTTAGGCACTTTTACAAGCGCTTGAACCTTGGTGGGAAACCGGCTGTGCTGGACTCCGGTATGTACTACTGTTCGATCGGCCTTCAGGTTGTAGACAGTGAACCTACTGATGCTGCACGAGTGTCTTTCTTTAAGGCATTCAACGTAACTCCAGATGAACAGAGAGCGATTGAGAGCCTCTATGACGCGACCCCTCTCCAGTGGTATGGAGCCCCGGAAGATATTGCATACAAGACAGAACCGATTACAGCAATATTAACGCGAAACTAGCAAGCACGAGAGTATAAGAAAAGTACGAAAGAAGAAAATGAGCACAAGAAAGAAAGTATCCGCCAACAAACGGAACAAGCAAAGGAGTGAGTTGAACTACAATGTCCCCCGCCAGGATGGCAAGAGTTCACTCACTTCTAAAGGAGCGCAGAGTGAGCTGCGTTTGGTCCAAGCGATGAACGATCCTTGGTGTCCTGCCGCGCGTGGTGCGAAGATACCCGACGACGATAGTTCGGAATCATCCACCATGCAGCTAAAATGGACAGCGAGCCTCGGGAGCGATGCCAATGGGAGGTCGGGTCTCACCGTAAACCCAAATCCCACTTACGCTACTATGTCAGCAGGCAACACCTATGACTCAACTGGAATTTTAACGTGGTTCGCCGCGGACACGAGTCCAGATGCCCCAGTCATTAACGCTGCCACGGACAAGTACCGTTTGGTATCCTATGGAATCCGAATTTACTCCTTGCTTGCCCCCACTAACCAGAGTGGTGTCGTCAAGATGATAACGGTCC